CCATCGCAAAGCTGACAGTTTGTCCTTCGAGGACACTGTCGAAGTGGCGCTCCAAATGAACAAGTGAGCTTTCTTTACAAAAAACGATTGCAGCTTCGATAAGGTAGCTATGTATTAATGCGTCAGCGCCTTCTGTGTGAGGCAAGTGGAGAACCCGCTGGCGAACCAGCGGGATCAGTGTGTCCGGACTAACCAGACGGCTATCCAGCACCGGTACCATTACTCACCACCCAACCCAGCGGCAAGCTTGGCCTTCATGGCATCACGCACGCGCACACGGAAATCGCCGACCTTCTCTTGCGGGCCCTGCGCCTCGATATCCAGATCTTCCCCCTCCACCAAGGTGGCCAGCTGCGCAGAGGTCAGCTTGGCCAAGTCGCGCCCCCCGACAACCATGCTCTGCTCTTCGGCCAAGCGAGCTTCTTCTGCTGCCAGGCGCTCAGCCTCTTCAATCGCAGCTTGTTCCAGTGCTTCTTGTTGGGCCTTCACATCACCCAGCTCTTCGGAACGACGCCATACAGAGGGGAATTCCAGCAGTTGCATAGCGATGTGGCTCTCTACATCCACCGGGTTGTGACGAGGGAACACCAGGCGGGAGCCGGTGACGGTGTCTTTCTTGCTCGGCTTGTCGCCGATATAAACCACAGCAATCTTGTCGCTCACGGTTGTCTCTCCAATCCAGAAATAGAAACGCCCGGCACAGGGCCGGGCGCACAGTGATGGGCAACCTTAGAGATTGCCGACCACCTCGTAATGCAGCTTGATCTTGACGGTACCCGTTGCAGTGCCGCCGCCGACGGTGAGGCTGATCTCCTGGTCCGCCTCGGTCATCAGGTCATCGACCGGGATGTACTTGGCCACCGCCGCCGCTGTGCTCTCGGCATTGATGATGGAGGTAGCGCCGACCTTGGCGGTGATGGTGGTACTCGCACCAAGGGCCCCACTGAACAGGGTGACCCCCACCACTTTCAGGTTGGGCTCCACCTTGTCACCAAACGCGACAACATCGCCGGCGGGCACAGCAGCCAGTTTGGCCACCAGGGTCGGGGAGATAGAGAGGTTGCCGAACGCACCGACAAACCAGCGGTACGCTTTGGCAATCAGAGTAGTCTTGGCCATGATATGGCTCCTTGTGAGGTCAGATAGTGCAGAGAAGGGGCCGGATAGCCCCCCTGGGTTGGTGGCTTAGCGACCGATGGCGCTCACTGCGGTATCCAGTGCCATGCAACCGTGGTCCTGAATGTTGCCGTTCTTCTGCTTGAAGCGGATCTTCTGCAGACCGGACACCCAACGGATAGAGATCTCGTTCGCGTTACCGTGATCGGTCGGCTCTTGGTGCATGCCGAAAGAGCCGCCCTGCTCACCAGAACCGAAGGCATTCGCCAGCGCCTGGCCGCCCAGCAGCACGGCACGGTCGATCAGGGTGCCGGCAGTCTTGTCCACTTCTGCGCCGGTCGTGGAGTTGGCAGCACATACCTTGACGGTACTGCCTTGGTTGAAGCGGATCGGCATGCCCTTGTATTGCTTGACCAGGATGCCGCGCCACATGGCGCCTTCCCCGCGGAAGATGGGGTGGTTCCAGCCTTTGGCTCGTTCTGCCACTGCGGCCAGCATGGCATTCCAGTCTTTACCAGAGCTGGAGGTGTAGAAGTCATGCCATTGACGGGGGGTGACGTAGAGCACATAGAGCGGCTCACCACCGGACGGGTCGGCTACCATCCGGATCGGCTGGATGGGGTTGGCCATCTCCGCCAGGTAGAGCGCCATGTTGTCCACGCAGCCGAGGTTGAAGCGATCCGCCGCGTCGATGGCTTCGAAGGTAGTCGCGTCACCACCGAAGAAGTGGCGCTCGTAGGTCGGCGCGGTCAGCGGGTTGATCATGATGTCGGCAAACTCAGCATCATCTGCCAGCGGCAGAATGATGTCGGTGGCCGCGTAGTCGCCGCGTGCGCCGGCCAATTGAGCAAAGCCGCGCTGGTCAACCAAACGGCCGTAGTAGCCATCCCCCAGCAGTACACGGGCGGTCTTGATGAGATCGTGCTTGGTGCGCTTCTGGCTCATCTTGCCGCCGGCATCCACACCGTGCCGGGTCTGGTTGATCTTGAGCGAGAAGTCGGCGAAGGACATGCTTTCGAGGCGCCCGGCCAGCTTCTTGTCGCCCATGGTCGGACGGCCAGACAGTTGGTGGAACAGCTGCATATCGACTTCGTCGCCTGCACCCTTGCCGAGATCGGTGATGCGAACAACAGGGGCGCCAGCACTGGTCTGCTTGCCGCCGTTGACCTTGGCCCCCTTGGGCGCTTCTTCAGTCAGCATGTTCACCAGCGAGTGGGAACGGTTGGCGGACGTAAACAGTGCCGCCTGCAAAATCTTGTTGGCTTGCGCCGAGGTGACTTGGGTCATGGTCCTCTCCTACATGAAAACAAAAACCCCGACACAGTGGTCGGGGTTGGCTTGTATAAACGGGTTGTTGGTTAGTACCCGGCCTGCTCCAGCAGCGCCTCCATTTGAGCTTCCGTCATGGCGCCCATCTCGCCGATAAGCTCGGCTTGAGACATGGCGCCATAGCGCTCCACGCCGGTTGGTGCTGCATGATGGGTTTGGCCGAGTACCGAAGGGCTGGACGGGATGAAGTCAGCGGGCTTATCTGCTTCCTTGCTGGGTGCCTTGGCTGGCGGTGGAGTAGTTTCCACGGCATCACCAAAGGCCAGCTTGGTGCGACGAGCCGCCTCTGCAAATCGCTCGTCCAGTGACCTGCCTTGCCACGCAGGATCAGCCTGGAGCTTTTCATCAACGATGATGGCGAAGTCGAAGCGGTCTTGGTCCTTCTCCCGCCAATCAACCAGATCAGGTACCGCCTGCAGCGCGGCCTGCACCGGATTGGTGGCTGGTTGAACCGGTTGTGCTACTGGCTGTTCCAGTCGATGGATCTTGTTGGCCATCGCAGTCAGGGTCTTACCGATCTCCGGATAGTCCTGAGCCAGCAGCTCTACCTCCTTCAGGTCGAGCTGGTCCGGGTCGGCATCAGGGTTAATCCCGTGCTTCTCCAGCAGCGCCTGAAGCTTGTCCCGTTCGGCCTGAGCCTGCTGAGACTGGCCAAGCTGCTCACGCAGGGCCTTGTTCTCATTGCGCGCCTGCTCCAGCACGTCATACGGGATGGTGTGTTGACCGCTCTTGGCCAGGATCACCTTCTCAGGCGCCTTGGCCGCTTCACCGCCCTGCTCGGTGTTCGCTTGTTCAGTACCGGCTGCTACTTCGACCGCCGACGGCGCGGTGTCTACGTCCGTTTTCTCGGTGGCAGTGCCATCACCCAGCTCGACATCGGGCGATTGCTCGAGCTCCGCCAGCATGGCTTCCAGTTCGTCCAGGCTTTCAGTCCCGGTCAGGTTGTCGATGTTCGTATCCATGGTTGTCCTCGTGGGTTTTCAGTGGGTGGTATCGCTGCCCAAGCGGGGGAAAGTTCTCGGGGAAAGCTATCCCCGGCTGGGGCTGGGCACAAAAAAACCCGCACGAGGCGGGCAATAGAGCATGACACTACAGGTGAGGAAAGCACCTGTCTGAGATTGTCCTGCGTTTAATTTTTACTAACAACTGTCAAATGTAACAAACAAAAAGGCCCAATCTCGAGAGACTGGGCCATGTTGGGGAAATCCTAACGCTGGGCGGTGAGGAAAGCAACTATCAGAGCGTGATGGCGTCGATCTGCTGCTCAATGGTGGCTAACAACTGAGCCTGTAGGGCAGCTTGTTCAACCTGGATCCCCTCTTGCTCTGCAACCAGCAGTTCCATTTCCTGCAGAGTCTTACCGGTCTGTGCCTGCTTGAGGGCATCCTCGAACCGGATAGAGTCTGTCAGCTTGGCGATGCGCTGGGCCTCCGCTTGCCACTTGGCGGCCTTGCCCTCAAGCTCGGCCAACTTGGCCTGCATCTCGCGCATGACCATCTCCTGCTCCATCTGTTGCTGCTGGGCCTGCTGTTCGGCGGCGGCACGCTCCTCGTCGGTCATCTCCTCTGGATCCTTCTGGATGTTCAGCGCTTTGCGCACTCGCTCCACGAACTCAGCCTTGCGTGGCACGTCCATCAGCTCAACCAGCAAGTCAAAGCAGGCGCCGGCTGCCTCTGGCGGTAGTTGTGACATAGCCTGGGTCATTCGCTCAGCCAGCTGCTGCTTGTAGGCGGCGGTCTGCTGGATCGGTGCCAGGGCAATGTGGGCGCGCAGGCGGGTCACGTCGTTGGTGAGCTTGCCGTCCTCCTGCTCCACGTTGATCACAACGGCCTTGCGCCGGCGCGGGTCATCGCGGTTAACAGTCACCTTGTGGTTGCGCTTGCTGGCCATGTCTTCCAGCAGATACGAAAGCGCCAGCTGTCCCACCTGCTGGCAACCCATCCGGTAGTTGTCGTTGATCTCGGAGAGTGTGGTGGCCCCCTGCTCTACCAGGTTGCTGATTGCCACACCAGATTGACCAGTGGTGCCCTGCCCCAAGAAAGCGGCGTAAACCCCCATGGTGTCCTGGATCAGCTTCACTGAATCCTGCATCACCTGGAACTGCTGGGCGGCAACGTTGAAGTCCTGCTCCACCTTGAAGGCATCACTCACACTGGTCTTGTTCGCCCGATCTGGGTTGAGCTCGATATAACCATCAGGGCGTTCTACCTGTTCCAGCACCTGATCCCGGCTCATGTTGGTGGCGTCCTTGTCCATGATGACGCGCTTGGCCTGCAGCAGGAAGGTAAGCTTGATGCGGCGCAGGTTCACTTCGTCCTGTGCCGGCATGGCGCGGGCAATCAGGCCATAGGGCTCGCCAGAGCGGTCCTTGCGGTATCCCCAGAACGGGACAAGCGGATACATGTTGTGGGGAGCGGTGCAGGGGCGATCCACCAGATGATGGGGACCAACAAACCAGGACTCCCGGATCGAGGCTACCGGGCAGCGTTCCAGCTTGGCGCGTCCCATGGCTACGGCAGCCAGGTGCAGTTGATTGGTCTTGTCATACTCCAGCGCCCGACCAGAATCGAGCATCAGCACCTGACGCATGGTGTAGGTGCGGTAGTAAACCACCTGCAGCAACACCCGATCCCGATTGCGACTGCACCACTCGACCTGTTTGCGGTCGAAGTGCCCCCACTCCTCAAAAGCGCTGGCAAGGTTGGGGTCCATCCCCTCTATGGTGCTGAGGCTGACAAACCCGTCCCAGTCGTTCACTCCCCAGGTGAGAGCTTCGACCTTGCTCGGGAACATGGTCTTTGCCTCATCCAGATCAACCCAACGGCGCCGCATCAACCAGCGGTTGTCACTCAGGTCGGGCTCGCGGCTGTGCCAGTCCCAGTAAACCT